GCCTCGTCATAATCGCGGCGTTCTAAGCCATGGCCATCGGCGTCGCAGCAATCGGCGAGCTGGCCATCGCCGAGCTGCCGGCCGTCAGCGGCGCGGTCAGCGGCACGCTGGCAAAGACCGACGGCGCAGATGTGATGGCGGCCAGCGGTGCCATCACCACCACAGGTACTTCGAGCACTACGGACGGGGCGGACGTGATGGTGGCCAGCGGCGCCGTCACTACCACCGGCACGCTGGTCAAGACCGATGGCGCCGACACGATGGCCGCGACCGGCAACATCACGACGACCGGCACGCTGGCTCTCACAGAGGGCGCGGACGTGATGGCCGCATCGGGTGCGATCACGACGACTGGCACGCTCGCGCTCACGGAGGGCGCGGACGTGATGGCAGCTTCCGGTGCGATCACGACGACCGGCACGCTGGCTCTCACAGAGGGCGCGGACGTGATGGCAGCGTCCGGCGGCAGCTCGAGCATCGGCACGCTGGCCCTCACCGAAGGCGCGGACGTGTGCGTCGCCACTGGCGATGTCGTGATCAACGGCACGGTTGCGCTCACCGAAGGCGCGGACGTGATGGCCGCTTCTGGCTCGGTCGGCAACACGGTGAGCGGCACGCTCGTTGAGACAGAGGGTGCCGACACGATGTCAGCGACCGGCGATGTGGCTTCGATCGGCACGCTGGCGCTGACCGAGGGCGCGGACGTGTGCGCGGCCGCGGGCGGCGTGGCCAGCATTGGCACCAGCTCCACGACCGACGGCGCAGACGTGATGACCGCCGCTGGCGCGATTACGAGCACCGGCACGCTCGCTCTCACGGAAGGCGCGGACGTGTGCGCGGCCGCGGGCGGCGTGGCCAGCATTGGCACCAGCTCCACGACCGACGGGGCCGATGTGATGGTCGCTTCCGGCACGCTCGCCGTGCTCGGGACGCTGGCCCTCACGGAGGGTGCGGACGTGATGTCCGCGACCGGTAGCAATGGGGTTGCCGCGAGCCCCGACGACCTGTGCTACCTGCGCCGACGGCGCCACAAGCGCTAGAGGTACCCGTGAGCAAGAACTCTGCGGTTAGGGTTTGCCCGTGAGTTACGAAGATCCCCTGGACCTACGTGCCCAGGAACAAGTCGCCGCCGAACGTTCGCGAGTCGAGAAGCTCGCCACGGCCGTCGAGGCTTCGGACCTGAAGTGGCTCATGGCGAACAGGCGAGGGCGGCGCATCGTGCGCAGGCAACTCGACTGGTCCTCGTTGTACATGCCGATCTTCGACAGCGATGAGAAGCGCATGTACTTGAACGAGGGCATTCGTCAGGTGGGATTGCGCTGGTATGCGCTCCTCATGGAGCACTGCCCGCAGCAATATCTTTCAATGATGACGGAGAAAACGACCGATGAGTGATCCCACGACGACGGGCGGTTCAGCTGATCCGGCCTCAAGTGGTACGACCTCGAGTGTGGCCGTAGATCCTGCTGCAGCGACCGCTGACCCTGCGAAGGGTGCAGCCTCGGGCGAGCAGGGCACGCAGGCTCCCGCGCGAATCGTTCCCGATGCCTACGAGTTCAAGTTCGGCGACAAGCAGACTGTCGACGCGGACGTGCTCAAGGAGTTCGGGGAAGTCGCAAAGGGCCTGAAGCTCACGCAAGAGGAGGCGCAGAAGGTTGCCGAGCTTGGTCCGAAGCTCTCCGCGAAGTTCGCGGAAGCCCAGGTCAAGCAGCTCGAGGCGATCCAGTCCGACTGGAAGACCCAGAGCGAGAAGGATCCGGAGTTGTCCGGTACCGATGGCAAGTCCCTCGACGCCAACCTCGCCATTGCCAAGAAGGCGCTCGACGCTTTCGACAACAAGGGCGAGCTGTCGAAGCTACTCGCAGACACCGGCTTCGGAAACCACCCTGCAATCCTGCGGGCGTTCCTGAAGATCGGGAAGCAGATCAGTCCGGACAGCATCGTTCCTGGTGGTGATGGTGGCTCGAAGACCGCCATGTCGCCCTTCCAGGATCTCGCTGCCCGAATGTACCCGAACGCCAAGTAAGGAGATTTCACCATGGCCGTTCTCGCAGTCAACGCCCTGACCCTCGCCGATTGGGCGAAGCGCCTCGATCCGGAAGGCAACATCGCCCCGGTCGCGGAGCTGCTCTCGCAGTCCAACGAGATCCTCGAAGATGCCGTGTTCATGGAAGGCAACCTGCCGACCGGTCACCGCGTCGTGATCCGCACGGGTCTCCCGACCGTCTACTGGCGCGCCATCAACCAGGGCGTGCCGTCCAGCAAGAGCCAGACCGCGCAGGTCGACGAATCCGTCGGCATGCTCGAGGCCTACTCGCGCGTCGACGTGGACCTGGCCGACCTCAACGGCAACAGCGCCGCGTTCCGCACGAGCGAGGACAGCGCGTTCCTGGAGGCCATGAACCAGCAGCAGGCCGCGACGCTGTTCTACGGCAACCCGGGCACCGATCCGCGCCAGTACCTCGGCCTCGCGCCGCGCTACTCGCAGATCGCCAGCGCCAACAACGCCCAGAGCATCCTGGACGGTGGCGGCACGGGCTCGAACAACACGTCCATCTGGCTCGTCGTGTGGGGTGAGAACACCGTGTTCTGCCCGTTCCCGAAGGGCTCGAAGGCTGGTCTGATCAAGCAGGACGCTGGCCAGCTCACGGTGTACGACGCCAACCAGAACCCCTACCAGGCGCTGCAGACCCACTACCAGTGGAAGAACGGCCTGGTCGTCAAGGACTGGCGCTTCGTGGTCCGCATCTGCAACATCAACGTTGCGAACCTGGTCGCGGAAACGACCCCGGCCAACCTGATCAAGCTGCTGAGCCGCTCGCTCGATCGCCTGCCGAGCTTCGCGATGGGCCGCGCCGCGTTCTACATGAACCGCACGGTCTACTCGATGCTCCGCATCCAGGCCCTCAACACGTCGCAGACGGCTGTGACGATCGAGAAGGGTCTCAACCAGTTCGGCCAGCCGTCCGCGTGGGCTGCGTTCCAGGGTGTCCCGCTGCGTCGCGTGGACCAGATCCTGAACACCGAAGCTCGCGTCGTCTAAGGAGTTAGCAAATGATCACGGACAACAACCTGACCCTCTCTGGCTCCTACTCCAACGGTGTGTGGACGGGCCAGTCCATCGCGCAGGTGGTCGGCACGTACGTGTCGACCAACGTCATCGACCTCGCGTCGCTGTCGTTCGGCGCGGCCCCCAACCAGCCCAACGACTACGGCGCCGGCAAGCAGCTGATCGTGGCCTTCTCGATCGTCACGGCACTCGCCGGCGGCGGCGCGACGGTGACGTTCCAGCTGGTCGATGCCGACGACGCGGCGATCTCGGTGAACCCCGAGGTGCTGGTGCAGACGGCGGCGATCCCGGTGGCGAACCTGGGCCTGGGTGCCCTGGTGCCGCTGACGTGGGATCGCGCTGCGCCGTTCAACCCGCGCCGCTACTTCGCTGCCCGCTACGTGATCGCCGGTGCGACCACGACCACGGGCGCCGTCGTGGCCAACGTGGTGGAGACCATCGACGACGTGAAGTTCGTCGGCGCCGGTGCCTACAAGTCCGGCTTCGCCGTCCTGTAACAGGAGAACTGAACCATGCCCCGCTATCTGGTCCTGGAAAAGAGCTTCATCAACAACGCGATCGTCGAGGCCGGCACCGAAATCGAGATCCCTCTCGATGAGTCGGGCAAGCCGATCGAGATCTCGGACAACCTGAAGCTGATCGAGCCGAAGCGGAGCGTCGAGGAAGTCCTGCCCGCCCTGGCCTAAGGGCAACACCTCGAGGGCCCCTCCCAACCTCCCGGTGACTGACGGGGCTCGTCGGACGATACGACGAGCCCCTTTTTTCTGAGGTGACGCGATGGCTTCTGATGTCAGTATCTGCAACCTTGCGCTCTCCCACCTCGGTAACGCTGCAACCGTTTCCGTACTGAGCCCGCCCGACAGCCGCGAGGCTGAGCTGTGCGCTTCGTTCTACCCGATCGCGCGCGACGCGATGATCGAAGAGCACAACTGGGCCTTCACCATGCGACGGCGCAACCTGCAGCTGCTCGCTGCGACCCCGCCCAGCGAATGGGCCTACGTCTACGCTGTTCCCGATGATGTCGTGAACACCATCGCCGTGCTCGCGCCAGACGCGACCGACGACAACTCGTCCGCGGTGCCGGGCGCCTATCCGAGCATCAATGGCTACGCGATGCCTGCCTTCGGCAACTACACGCCGCAGGACTACTCGATCGAAACGCTCGAGGATGCGACCAAGGTTCTGTACACGAACCAGGTCAACGCGGTGCTCCGCTGCACGGTCCTCATCACCGACCCCAATGCCTTCTCGCCACTCTTCGTGGTCTCGCTCTCACACCTCCTGGCAAGCCATCTGGCAGGCCCGCTGATCAAGGGCGAGACCGGTGTCGCCGCGGCGACCACGGCCTACAAGGCCTACGAGATGACGCTGGCCAAGGCCCAGTACAGCGACGCCTCTCAGCGGCGTGTACGCGTGCAGCCGCAGACGCCCTGGATACAGGGCCGGTAATGCCCAAGACACGCACACTCGAGCAGGCCTTCAACGGCGGCGAGCTGACGCCCGAATTCTACGGCCGGATCGAAGACGCCAAGTACCAGACCGGTCTCGCCACCTGCCAGAACTGGGAGGTGCTGCCGCACGGCCCCGTTCGTAACCGCGCAGGATTCCGCAAGGTCAACACGGTCAAGAACTCCGCGAAGGCCACGCGCGTGATCCCGTTCAACTATTCGAGCACCCAGACGATGGTGATCGAACTGGGGGACGGCTACGCGCGGTTCCACACGAACGGCGCGCCGCTCAAGTACCCGGCATCGGCCGTCTACCAGGGCGGCATCATCTACGATCCGGGCACCGTGGTGAGCTACCTCGGCAACATCTACACCTGCATCGCCCAGAACCAGAGCCTCGATCCGACGCACACCGCCTACTGGTACCAGCTGCCCAACAGCGGCGAGTACGAGATCCCGACCCCCTACGCGGCGGCCGACGTGATGGGCTTGCACTACGTGCAGAGCAATGACGTGCTCACGCTGGTGCATCCGCTGTACCCGCCGGCTGAGCTGCGCCGCTATGGCGCGACCGACTGGCGATACGTGCCAATCAGCTTTACGACCAAGGTCGCGGCGCCGATCGGCGTGACCGTGTTTGGCACGAACGCACCGGGCTCGTCCAACTTCCAGCTATACGACTACGCGGTCACCGCGATCAGCCCCGACGGGACCGAAGAGTCGGCGCTCAGCGCGCCGGCCGCGTCCTACTTCGTGACCCAGATCAACGGCATCTCGCAGGCATCCCCTGCCTCGTTCACCTGTGGGTTTGGTCTCAGTTACGCCGTCGTCGGCCAGCGCGTGCGTATCTCGGGCGTGGGCGGCATGACACAGCTCAACGGCAACGACTACCTGATCGGCACGATGAACGCGACCACGATCGCGTTCGGCACCTACAACACGTCGCCGATCACAACGATGACGCTGACGAATCTGGACGGCACGCCGCTCGACACCACGAGCTTCAGTGCTTTCACATCGGGCGGCACGCTCACCCTCTACGGCGTCACGAACAACCTCTTCGCGACAGGCGCGTCCAACAGCTTGAGCTGGTCGGCGGTGCAGGGCGCCTCGAGCTACATCGTCTACAAGAAGTCGCAAGGCATCTGGGCCTTCTGTGGCCAGACCAGTGCGACGAGCTTCCAGGATGTGAATATCGCGGCCGACATTGGCGCGGCCGCTCCGACCGCGAACAATCCGTTCGTGGGCGTGGGCAACTACCCGAGCGCGGTGAGCTACTTCGAGCAGCGTCGGTGCTTCGCTGGCACGATCAACGCGCCCAGCTCGTTGTGGATGACGAAGGCCGGGACCGAGTCGAACATGAACTCCTCGATCCCCTATCGCGCCACCGACGCGATCGCGATCCGCGTGGCCGCGCGCGAGAACAACCCGATCCGGCACCTCGTGCCGTTGAACTACCTGATCCCACTCACGGCCGCCGCCGAGTGGCGAGTAGCCAGCGTGAACTCGGATGCGATCACGCCCAGCTCGATCAGCGTGAAGCCCCAGTCGTATATCGGTGCGAACAACACGCAGCCGGTCGTGATCAACAACTCGCTCGTCTACACTTCGGCCCGCGGCGGCCACATGCGGGAGCTGGGCTACTCCTGGCAGGCCAACGGATACGTCACCGGTGACCTGTCTCTGCGTGCGCCGCACCTCTTCGACAGCTACGACGTGGTCGACATGGCCTACTCGAAGGCCCCCTATCCGTTCGTGTGGTGCGTCAGCTCGAGCGGCAAACTACTGGGGTTCACCTACATCCCAGAGCAGCAGATCGGCGCCTGGCATCAGCACACGACCGGCGCGGCCGATGTCTTCGAGTCCTGCTGCGTGGTGGCCGAAGGCTCGCGCGACGTGCTCTACGTGGTCACGAACCGCAACATCAACGGCGTGCAGGTCCGCTTCATCGAGCGACAGGCAGACCGGCTGTTCGTGGTCGACGATGACGAGTACCTGGTCGATTGCGGCGTGACATACATCGGCGCGCCGACGGCGGTGCTGACAGGGATCGCGCCCTGGCTCGCTGGCATGAGGGTCAGCGTCCTGGCCGACGGGGCCGTGATCAAGCAGCAGGTGGTGGCCTTCGACGGCTCGATCGTGCTGCCGGTCGCGGCCAATACGGTCCACGTTGGCCTTCCGATCATGGGCATCCTCAAGACGCTGCCGAACGCGGAGCCGCAGATCCCAGGCCTCGGCCAGGGGCGGCCCAAGAACGTCGACCGCGCCTTCCTGAGGCTCGTGAACTCGCGCGGCGTGAAAGTCGGCCCAACGATGGCGAAGCTGACCGAGTGGAAGGAGCGAACAGTCGAGCCGTATGGTTCTCCGGTTGCGCGCGAAACGCGTGAGATCGAGGTCGTGCTGGGGCAGCTCTGGAGCGACAGCGGACAGATCTACATCGTCGCAGACCTCCCCGTCGCAGCGACGCTGGTGTCGCTCTGCTACGAGGTCGACATCGGTGGCTAAGGTCACGCTGCGCAAAGCGGTGTTCGAAGACACGGATCGGCTGATCAAGCTGATGCGCGCCGACGACGTGCGTGAGCTGACGGCCACCTGCGGTCACGACCGCATCGGCGATCCAGTGCGGTGGGCGGTGGGGATCGATCCGGACACGCTGTGCGCTGAGGTCGACGGCGAACTGGTCGGCCTGTTCGGATTCCTGCCGGCGCTCGGTTACGCGATCCCCTGGCTCCTGGCCACGCCGCTCCTGGACAAGTACCCGCTCACGTTGTGCCACCAGGCTCGCATCCATGTGAGCGCGGCGCTGGCCAAGCACAAGCGACTCGTCAACTTCGTCGATGCGCGCAATACGCGCTCGATCCGGTGGCTTCGCTCGCTCGGGTTCGAGATTCATCCCGCGGTGGCCTTTGGCGCGCTGCGCATGCCATTCCACAAGTTCACGATGGGGCGCTAAGAAATGTGCAATCCAGGTTTCGCCTCTCTCGGAACCCAGGTAGCTGGCGCCGGATCCTCGGCCGTCAACTCCTACTATGGCGCTGTCATGCAGCGCAACGACCTGCGCTCGCAGGCGTTCGTCGATGACATCAACGCGAAGATGGAGGAGAGCAGCGCGCAGTCCGCGCTCGCCGCCGGCCAGCACCAGGTCCAGTCGATCCTGCTCCACGGGGACCAGGTGAAGGACGCGCAAACGGTAGCCCAAGCCTCGAATGGTATCGACCTGGGCAGCGGATCAGCCGTGGCCGTACGCGCCACGACCGACATCATGAAGACGATCGATGCGAACACGGCGAATGCCAATGCCGTGCGATCCGCGTTCGGCTACCGCACGCAGGGCGCCAATTACGCGGGCGACGCCGCCGCGAAGAGGGCCGGCGCCGATGCGATCAATCCGGGCATGGCAGCATTCAGCTCCCTGCTCACCAGCGCCGGGAACGTGGCCGGCAGCTGGTACAGCCTCAGCAAGGACGGCGCGATCGGTGACGCCAACGATTCCATCTCGAGCTGGTGGAGCAAGTTCAGGAGCGGCGGCCAGAGCTGGGGCAGCACCTCGAGGAACGGATAATGCCTACCGTACCGACATACGACAGCCCGCAGGTCGCGCCCACCGTTAAGCCGGATGTGGCGTCGCGTGCTCCGCAGGACATCGCCGGTGAAGTCAGCCAGCAGCAGGGCTCAAGGTTTGCGCAGGGTCTGAGCAATGCCGGCGCGGCCAGCGCCCAGATCGTCGAGTCGATGCAGCAGCGTGCGAATGACATGAAGCTCACTGCCGCCCGCCAGCAGGCGCTCGCGGCGCGCGACAACGCGCAGACCAAGTACACGCAGCTGCGCGGTGGTCAGGTGCTGCCCAATGGGGATCAGGATCCGCTCCAGCCGATCCACGACCAGCTCACCAGCGCGCTCTCGGACATCGGCAACGGGATGAATAACCCCTACCTTAAGGCCGCGTGGTCGCAGGAGCAGGCCAGCGTGATGGCTGGATTCCACAGCACCACGACGACCCACTTCGCGGACCAGGTGCGCGAGTTCGACGTCTCGAACAACGAGGGCAATATCGCGCTCGCTCACAAGCAGGCGGTCGACAATCCGACACCTGAGAACATCGCGCTCTCGACCGAAGCGATCGGCCAGAGCGCGGTGGCGCTGGGCAAGCTCAAGGGTCTGGCCCAGAGCCAGGTCGTCAATTCCGTGACCGATGCGATCAGCGGCATGCATCGGGACATCGTCGACCAGTACCTGGCGCAGGGGAACGTGGGCGCTGCGATCTCGCACTTCAATGCCTACCAGAACTCGATGCTCAACCCGTCTGACAAGATCGGCACGAGCGTGAAGATCCGCGAGGTCACGGACCTGGGCACCGCTCAGACCGCAGCGGCTGCGGCGATGGAGACGTTCCGTGAGACGTTTCAGCCGACCGCGATCGGCAACCTCTCGAACATCGTGCTGCGCATGGAGTCCGGTGGCCGAGAGACCGACGCCAGCGGCAACGTGCTCACCAGCGGCGCCGGCGCGAAGGGCTCGATGCAGGTGCTGGACAAGACGTCCAAGGATCCTGGGTTCGGCGTGGTGCCCGCAAAGGACGACTCGCCAGAGGAGCGTGCGCGCGTTGGCCGCGACTATCTCGCCGCGCTCGGCACCCACTACGGCGATGTCGCCAAGACGCTGGCGGCCTATAACTGGGGCCCAGGCAACGTGGATCAGGCGATCAAGGAGAAGGGCGCGAACTGGCTCGACTCCGCGCCGCAGGAGACCAAGGACTACGTCGCCCACGGCATTGCACAGTACGGGAGCGGTGGTGGCTACAAGCCCCTGCCCACAGAGATGCAGTTCGTCACCGCGGCCCTGGGCGCCGTGCCGCCGGGCGCCACGCCGAACGTCGTTGCCAAGACGCGCGAGATCGCGGCCACCCAGTACGCGATGCTGGTGAAGTC